GGGTGCTGGTGCAGCGATACTTAAATGTGCTTTGGGTAATTTATGGACACAGGTTAAGGAAGCTGGTGAGGATAAAGTAAGGATTGCAGCAGCCGTTCACGATGAATTGCTTCTTTTAGTTAAGGAAGATATTGCAGATGAGTGGGCTCAAATTCTTAAAACTACAATGGAAAAAGCTGAAGCAAAATGGTTAGGTGAGATCCCTGCACTAGCTGAAGTATCTATTGGCGATAAATGGAGTGAAGTTCATTGACCAGACAAGACCGTATAGATGCAGCCCAAAAACGCATCTTAGAATTGAAAACCTTAATCAAACACTGGACTAAAAAACAATGATTGGTATTTGTAAAAATGAAAACGGATGGTATATCTCCAAGCACAATAAACAGCTTGGAGTACAATACTACAAAACACTTATTGATGTAATGCCTGTAGCTTATGCAGAAGAATATAAGAGTAGACCTGATGAAGGATCTCTACAAAGAGATTCCGAAGGCAACTACTAAAGATATAGCTAGTATTATTGACTTTTTAAAACGAGCCAGAGAAGTCCGTACTGGTAAGTCTAAAAATAGGCGAGATGCCAGAAAAAAGTATGTGGAAAAGCAACTTGATAAAGCCGATTTGCCTTTTTGGTGGTAGAGTAGTACAAGAACAACATTGTAAATGGCTCTAAGACACGGAAACAAAAGTTATTATCAGGTTCTAATCGACCCAAATAGAGCTGAACTTATCGAAAAGTCAGCCGAAAAGAAAGGTATAAAAGGTACTGCCTGGGTTAGAGAGGTAGCTTATGAAGCTTTGGAACGTGAATTTCCTAGTTCTGAATATAAAATTGCTGAAGCTAAAGACGAATTGATGTGGCGAGAATCGGTTCAAAGGAGAATTGATGGTCGTAAACCCAGTGCAAATAAGTGACACAAAAGTATTTAGTAGGCCAACGATTTGAAGTTGGTGACAGAGTTACACGAAAAACTATATTTTCTGGGACCGAAGATTTTGTAAAAAGATACGGGATGGTAAAAGAAGTTTTACTTAAAGAAAATAGGAAAGGTACAGCAACTTATTATTATCAGATTCTCTGGAACGATAGTAAATCAAGTGAACACGCACAACACACGTTAGTAAGAGCAATTTCTTAGCTACTTAGTGTACTTTTTTGTTACTGTTCTATATTTCCAATGCAGTTGAAGTTGCTCGATCCACCATATGACTCTATGTACTCCTGTATGTTTTCGTGTAGGTGTTTTTATAGCAGATAATCTTGACTCTAGTTCTATTACACGCATCATTGCAGTAGATAGCACAGCTTCAGCCCTTGCATGATTTTTCATTAGATCAATACAAAAGGCTTTTATTTGTTCTATATCTTCGCAAGCCCAAACTTCTCTGCATCTCATTTCGACTGCCAATTCTGTTTCGGGAGGCAGTTTACTACCAATCATTTTCATAAACCCATCGTCTTTCATCGTGGTAAAGATGATACAGGTCTACCTGGGAATAACTGTTGTTCTAAAAAATCTACTGCTTGATCATCAAGATCATTAGAGGTTTGCTTGCAAATGGCTCGTAACAAATCCACAACTAACTGCTTGCAAGCTGACGTAGAGAGAAATTTTAGTAACAGAGGCTTTAAAAACTTTAGCATTTGTGTATGTTATCTATCCCAAACATACCAAAGATTATCGGTTTTGGCCTTCTAATCTGCTAACCGCTTGCGATAACTGGTTTAATCTGTTGTAAATATCTATTATGGTACGTTCTCTACGATTACTCATGTTTGACAAAACCATAACAAATGCGGTAGCTCCTGCTCCTAGTAAAGCTGCCTGTACTTCTGTCATTTGCTTAAATTCCTAATTATGTCTAGTATGACTAATAAATCCTAGTTATGACAGAAGAAGTCAAAAAAGGCCCACTCAAAAAACTCAAAGAAACTATTGAGGATAAAGAGGAGCAACTTGCCTTTATCTCAGTTGTAGTAAGACTTGTTGTAGTCGGGTGGTCTGGTTTTATCGTCAGCCTAAACTACATCTCTATCCCAGGTTATACAAACGAGCCAAAGGATATAACTTTTCCTGCATCGCTTCTGACGGGAGCCCTAGCCAGCTTCGGTTTGGAGGGTGCGAAGAAAAGAGGTGATGGTACTTTTAAACCAGATGAAAAACCACTAAACAAGAAAGAAGTTGAAGCGTTACTAGCACAACAGTCTGGTGGTTATCAAACAGTTAGAATAGAAACACCTATAAAAATTATTGGTACTAAAGTAGTTGATCCAAAAAAATGAAAAAACTTCTTCCATTCTTGTTTTTACTGTCAGCACCAGCTTATGCTGATATAACAAGTAAATTTACATCAAGCGTTAGCGTTAAAGTTGATGCGGCTATGACCCAAGGTACAAGAATTGGTGCGTCATATAGTGCTTCTGGAAGCAATATTGGGACGAGTAATACTAATGATCAAATCGGAGGGCTTACTGTCAGCAATAATGCTGTCAGTTTAACTGCTGGAAATTATTCAATAAATGGTTGTGGAGCTACACCAGCAGCCTGTGCAGATACATGGTCTTTGTCAGAATCTTATACTGCTGCTGATACTATTCCAAGTAGCAATTCAAATATTACGGCTGGAACAGTTCCTAATTTTGGTAGCGTAATTTCTACAGCAAATGGAACTGGTGATGGCTTTGCAGGGGCTATTACATCTGGTCATGGAATTACAGGATTACATGAAGGTGGAGCAGGTTCTACAGTTACAGGTCAATTCGTAACGGAGCTAACTATAAGATGATCTATGAAAAAACTCTTATTGTTGCTTTTGCTATATGTTGTACCTGTTAAATCACAGCCAGTTGTCCCAAATTTCACTACGGGAACTCTCAGTAGCACCACGAATACAACCACTTCAATCAATGAGACTATCACTTCTACAGATTATCATGGTAATTCTTATGAGTATTCTGTTACTGGATTGGGAGTCACAACCAATGGATCAGTCGCTCCAAATACAACGAATGTTGATGGGACAGTAAACGGACAGAGTTATACATGGACAGGTTTAGATTTATCAAACGGAAACAAACCAGTATTCAACCTAGCAAATCCCAGTTCTGGCAACGCATTTCAATATACAGAAACCTATCGTGGCCCAGGTGGGGTTTCAAATGTAACAGTAATACAAAGAAATATAGAATCAACTTCAGTCGTCACAAGTACCTCAGTCTTCTCTCAGTAATACTGCTATCCCCTGCACAGGTCTTAGCTAATGCAGTAAGTCAGTCAAATAATGGCTCGGTTACGAATATGGCTATACAATCCTTAACAGGAAATATGACAACTAATCAATATGGTGGAAATATAGTTTGCCAAGGGCCGACATTAACAATTAGTCCATTCTCAACTTTTGGAGCAAACTATCAAAAACCTTATCGGGATTTTTATGAAACTCCTGTGTACGATCCAACAGATGCTAATGATGATGGCGTACCAGATAACCCAGGGAATATTCTTTACTATCAACAGAATTATTCTGGAACGAATAAGGATAGTTATGCTGCCAACTTTGGTATTTCTGCATCTTTTAGTATTCCATTAGATAGAGGATTACAAAACCAATGTAAGTCTGCTGCTGATACACAGATTAATATACAAAAACAAGTACTGGAAAATAAACGATTAGATTGGCAGATTGCTCGGATTCGTGAATGTGGAAAGCTAAAACAAGAAGGTATTATGATTGCTAAATCCAGCCCATTTTTTGATGTTTGTAAGGATATTTATTTAGTACCAAAGGCTAATCAAGTTATCCCACATACTCACAAAATAAAATAAGCAATAGGTCTTTCCCCCAGGGCGTTGGCTGCTCTCACAGCTCGATGAAGGGCCTATCGCTTATAAATATTATACACAGAATTTTGCAGTAGACAAGCACGGGTATTAACTTGCCTACCTAGACACCCTATTCTTCGCCATGTTAAATAAGGTTTTTTTATTCTACCTTATCTTTCTTTTTTGTGAGCTTTTTTACTATTTGTTTTACTAAAGGTTTGACTGCGTTAAGAAGTAATGGACTACTGGCAGCGACCAAGCCGATAACAGCAGTAGATACAAGAGTAGAAACTTCTGGAATGTACTGATCTTTAAATGGGACGTTTTCATAAAGCGTTATACACTCAATTAAATCATCGCCTCTTTTATGTCCGATGACACGTTCCAATCGTTTTTCGTTACGAAAGTCTCCAACTCTTTGATCCCCTTTACCAGGACAGGGTTCTAACTTTATTTCTTCTTTCTTTTCAGGTGTCTTGGGTATTTCAGGTGTTTTAGATTTTGGTATCTCAGGTGTTGTTATTGGTTGTTCTTGCTTTTGCTCTACAATCTCTATCCTTTTTCGGTCATAATTTATTGGAACGAAAGAAGGTATTTTTCCTTCTGGGCAGCTATAAAACGCTCCATTAACATCATCTTCTATTATCTGTGTGTTTGTAACCGAAGCATCTCTATGCGTCTTTACGCAGCCTGGTAGATCAATATTAGGTAAAGGTACGTTTAATACGGGTAAAGGAGTATAAATATAATGATTAACAGTTGGAATCTCTGGAATTATAATCTCAGGTATCTCCATCTTCTACATCTCCTATAGAAATAAACCAGCCATCTTCTCCAAATTTACCAGTTTCTACAATCTTAGGTTTTTTTACTTTTTTATCTAATTTTTCGTGATATTTTTTTATGTCATTATCTAGTTCTAAGTTAAATCTTTTCATTCTTAACCAATTAATTAATTTATCTATGTAATATTTAACTAATTTTTTTAAAAATCCAAATACCATCAATCAAAAGCATCTCGTTTCTTTAATATTTCTACTTCCGAAAAACATTTAGGACAGGATAAGTTGGTCATTATTGAAAATTCGGGATAACCATTCATGCCATCTTCGATATCAATGTCACCACCTATTATTAATTCTGTATTGCACCAATAACAATTCATTAGAACTTAGGAAGTTTTGTTGTGGGTAGAGATGGGCCTGTCATATCAGGTAATCCTTGGTCTAACATCTTTGGCATAAGTCCTTGTACATTACCTAAGACTTCGTTCATTAATTTTGTTTTAAACTGTTCTGATGTTACATATTTATAACCAAAGTAGCTTCCACCGATGACAGATGACACCAAAACAAAGGAAACTATACTAAGAATGTTAGCTATTTTTTGAAACATGATAAAAGAAGCATTTTTAAAAGCATTAATGCCTGTCACTATTATAACCTTCGCTGGAATCTGTGCATTAGCACCTCTTT